ATTACAACCTGTTTAATGATGGCGCGTCCTATATGGGACTGGTGACGGAGCTGACGCTGCCGAAACTCTCGCGCAAGATGGAGGAATATCAAGCTGGTGGCATGACGGGGCCGGTCTCCATCGACTTCGGCAATGAGGCCATTACGCTCGAATGGAGTACCGGCGGCATTGTCATCGGGGCGCTGGCACAGTATGGATCGCGTACCCACAACGGCGCGCAACTGCGCTTTGCCGGCGCGTATGAGAACGATGACGAGGGTATCGCCTCTTCCGTGGAGATCGTGGTGCGCGGTCGTCACAAAGAAATCGACATGGGTAACGCCAAGGTCGGCGAAGACACCGAGCACAAATACACAACGGTATGCAGCTACTACAAGCTGACCATCGACAACCAGGTGATCTATGAATTCGACTTTATGAATGCCGTCGAGATCATCAATGGCGTTGACCGCAATGCCAACATTCGCCGCGCTATCGGCCTGTAAGCCTATTTCACCAACCCCGCTATTGAAAGACCATTCACATGAAAACCAAATCAGCAGAAACGACCAGCACCAGCACCTACGTCACCGTCACGCTGGAAGAACCAATCCAGCGCGGTAATTCGACCATTACGGAATTGCAATTGCGCCGTCCCAAGGCCGGAGAGTTGCGTGGCATGACCTTGGTCGATGTCGCCCACCTCGATGTCCTGGCCCTGCAAAAGCTGCTACCGCGCATCACGGTTCCGACCTTGACCATGCAGGAGGTCGGCAACCTGGAGTTGTCGGATCTGATGACGATGGGAAGCGAGGTTGTCAATTTTTTAGCGAAGAAGGCGGATCGACACCAGTCCCTGAACGCATAGAAGACGCCATGGCCGATATTGCGGTGGTGTTTCACTGGCCACCGCAGGCGATGGAAGACTGGAGCTTGACGGAATTGGCAGAATGGCGCGAACGCGCCAGGGTGCGCAGTGGTGCAGAAGAGTAAGGAATTATTGTGAGCAATCAATCTTTGCGGTTACAAGTGGTCTTTGCCGCCATCGACAAACTGACCGGCCCCCTTAAAAAAATCATCGGGGATTCTTCCGCCCTGGGTAAAACGTTCAAGGCCACCCATGACCGCTTAAAGGAACTCAAAGCGCAGCAAAAGGATGTGGGCCGGTTCCGTGAACTACGGGACGGTTTAGGGAATACCTCCAGTAAGCTGCGCGAGGCCCAGCAGCAGGTCGCGCTTCTTGCGCAGCGGATGCAGCAGACGACGAATCCGACGCGGGCCATGACCCGGGAATTCAATGCCGCTGTTGCCGCTGCCAGTGCCTTAAAACGGGCCGGGCAGGAGCAAAGTACACAATTGCAAACCTTACGCACTCGCTTATCCAGCGCAGGCATCAGCACCCGCAACCTGGCATCCCATGAACGCACCTTGCGCACCGAGGTCGCCGCCGCCAATGCGCAACTCACTGTCCAGCAACAGAAGCTTGCTGCCGTCACCCGCCAGCAGGAGAAGCTGTCGCGCCTGCGTAATAGCTTTGGTAAAAGTAAAGAAATGGCCGGTCAGCTGGGGACGGTCGGGGCGACTAGCGGGGCTTTAGGTGGCGGCTTGCTGCTCGGGGCGAAATCGATGATTACGCCTGGTGTGGAATTCAACGCCGCCATGTCGCGGGTCCAGGCATTGAGCAGAATCGACAAACAATCCCCGGCATTTGCGCAGTTACGCCAGCAATCGCGGGATCTGGGGGCCTCTACCAGCTTTACCGCCACCGAAGCCGCCCAGGGACAGGGCTATCTCGCCATGGCCGGTTTTAAGCCGGAGCAGATCCTGCAATCGATGCCCACGGTCTTGTCGGTGGCCAAGGCCGGAGGGGCCGATCTGGGCCGCACTGCCGATATTGCGTCCGACATTCTGACCAGTTTCGGGCTAGAGGCCGATCAGATGCAGCGCGTCGGCGATGTTTTAACGATGACGTTTACGAGTGCCAACACCAATCTAGAAATGCTGGGCGAGACAATGAAATATGTGGGGCCGGTCGCCAAGGCGGCAGGCATGTCGCTGGAGCAGGCGTCGGCCATGGCGGGATTACTCGGTAATGCCGGTATCAAAAGCAGCCAGGCGGGTACGACCTTGCGCTCGATGCTCTTGCGCCTGGGTGCGCCGACCTCCAAAGCAGCGGATGCTCTGAAAGAACTGAGCATTTCTGCCCGGGACGCCAAGGGCAATGTACGGGATCTACCGACCATGCTGCGCGATGTGGCGGAGGCGACGAAGGCCATGGGTACCGGTGACCGGTTGGGTTACTTGAAACAGATCTTTGGGGAGGAACCGGCAGCAGGCATGGCGGAGTTGATTCATCAACAAGGTTCTGCCGGGATTGAGCGCTATGTCGATATTGTCAAACATTCGCAGGGGGTGGCGCAGCAGACGGCTGCTGTCATGGCGGACAACCTGCAAGGCGATTTGCAAACGATGAAATCCGCCTGGGAGGATTTGGGCATTACCTTGTCCGATACGGTGGATACGCCGCTACGGGCGATCACCAGCCGGATCACGGACATCACCCGGGCGGCCAGCCAGTGGGCGCAACAAAATCCTGTTCTCACAGCAACCTTGTTCAAAATCGCGCTGGTGCTGGGAGCCGTGCTGGCGGTGCTGGGGATTGTGACGCTGGCACTGGCGACCATTCTGGTGCCCTTGGCCGCCGTGAAATTCTCGCTGGGGCTGTTGGGCGTACAGGGTGGCCTGGTTGTGCCCATATTGAAAGGGATTGCCAAGGCGGTCGGGTTCGTTGCCAGCGGCTTCCTGCGGCTGGGGATGGTGTTGCTGACCAATCCGATTGTGCTGGCCATTGCCGCGATTGCCCTGGCGGTGGGTGTGGCGGCTTACCTGATCTATAAGCACTGGGAGCCAATCAAGGTGTTTTTTACGGGGATGTGGGACAAAGTCAAACAGGCATTTAGCGGCGGCATCCTGGGCATCACAGCCCTGGTGCTGAACTGGTCACCCCTGGGCATGTTCTATAAAGCCTTTGCGGGGGTGATGAGCTGGTTCGGGGTAGAGCTACCTGCGACCTTTACGGGCTTTGGTCAAAACATCATCAAAGGCTTGATGGACGGCATCGCGTCTGGCTACGGCATGCTCAAAGACAAGATCAAGCAACTCGGCAGCATGGTCGGCATTACCTTTGCCAAAGAGCAGGAGATCCGCAGTCCTAGCCGCGTGTTTCAGCGCTTCGGTGGGTTCATGACCGAAGGGCTGGCGCTCGGGATCGAGCATGGGGGCGATGCACCCTTGCAGCAGGTCGGCAGGCTGGCCAGGAGATTGACGCAGCTGGGGGCGGGATTGGCGATTGGTACCACGCTACCGGCGCTGGCGGTCGATCAGCGGCCACCGATGACACCCCGTATGCCTGGCAGCGGCATGGTGGTGCAAGGCGACACGATCCAGATCACGATAGAAGCTACGCCGGGAGCAGATCCGCAGGCGATTGCCCGGGCGGTGGCGGCGGAACTGGATCGGCGCGACCGGCAGAAGGCGGCGCGTCTGCGTTCCGGCTTTGCCGACTACTGATATGCATCAAATTACGGATAAGGATTAGCATCATGATGATGACCCTGGGCATGTTCGTGTTTGGCTTATCGACTCTGGCCTATCAGGAGTTGCAACGGCAAACCGACTGGAAGCACCCAAGTACCTCCCGGGTGGGCGCACGCGATGCCCACCAGTTCACGGGCAAGGGAGATGACATCATTACGCTGTCGGGCTGGATTGCGCCGGAGTTGACCGGCAACGTCTACGCCCTGGATGCGCTGCGACTGATGGCAGATACCGGCAAATCGTGGATCTTGATTCAGGGGACGGGCCGGATTTATGGCTCGTTCCTGATCACCAGCTTGACCGAGGGCAGAACCCATCTCGGCCACAATGGCGCTGCCGCAAAAGTTGATTTCTCCATTTCCCTGAAACGCACCGATGAAAGCGTGCTGCGCTCCCTAGGACAATTGGGCGATGTCGGCAGCATCAAGGCTATGCTGAGTCTGGACGGCATCAGCAACAGTGTCAACGCGGCACTGTGATGACCCACCCAGTACCGGCAGTGCAGATCTCGCTCGATGGCGTCGATGTGACGGGCAAGATCATGCCGCGCCTGGTCAATCTGACCTTGACCGATTGCCGCAGCGACGACAGCGACCAGCTCGACATCACACTCTGCGATGCCGATGGTCAGCTGGCTATCCCGCGCACGGGCGTCAAGATACACGTCCGCTTCGGCTGGCAGCAGTCGGGGCTGGTGGATAAGGGGCTGTTCACGGTCGATGAGGTCGAGCATAGCGGCGCACCCGATGTCGTGACGCTACGCGCCC